TCATGTGATCTCTTCCGTCTCCTCCTGCGTGTATTCACGGAACACCGCTATGAGCTTTTCACCGAAGTCCCGGTCGCTGAGGCAGCGGCCGATCGCCTCGACCGTGCCCTTATAATCCGTCTCGCCGCCCCCGAGGCGCTCCGCCTGTCGGCGCAGCGTGTCCAGCTGGGCGGGAAAGAGCAGCTTGACCACCGTAAGCAGAACAAAGAGCGCCGAGGCGATATACAGTCTTATCTTGTCCATGCCCCCACCTCCCATGCCAAACTATATGGCGCGGCATCGGCGGTTATGACAGGCAAGGAAAGGCATAGAAAGGCGGCGGGCAAATGCCCGCCGCCGGAGAAGCGCAGAATGAACTTATTTCAGGACGCTGCCAAGAAGCGTGCCGAGAAGGCCGGTCTTGTCGTCCTTGTCGTCCTTGCCGTTTGCCGCACCGAGCAGCAGATCGAGCGCCGGGATCTCATCGGTCTTCTTGCCGATGAGGCTGAGCAGCAGGTTCGTGCCGACGGAGCTGCCGAGCAGAGAGGAGAGCAGCGAGTTGTCATCGTCGTCCTCTTTCTTGCTCTTGCCGAGGAGCTTGATGAGCAGCGACACGCCGCCGACCTTGAGCAGCAGCTTGACAAGACCGCTGCGGTTGGCCTTTTTCTTGAGGAGATTGAGGAAGAGGGCGGCGATCGCCTTGTCGGAGAAGAGCTTGCTTGTGCCCTTGGTGAGGTTGGAGAAGTCCTGTTCGCTCACGTCGTTGCCGACGAGGGTGCGCAGCGTGCCTTCCACGTCCGTTTCCATGCCTTCGACGACTTTGGGATCGTCGCCCAGCGCGTCGAGTACTTTTTCAATGGCTTCTTTGGTCTGCATGTTTCGTCCTTTCCGCGGCCTGTATCCGGCCACCGGGTCGTATTTTGTCATATGCTGCGTACAGTATACACCCGAGCACGGAAAAAGGAAACTTTTTTCTGTATGTGAAAAGGGAAAAGTTCTGCTTGACATTTTCCGTCAGCGTACATATAATGTAAAAGCTGTGCGGAATACAGTTCAATATTTCAGGGTGTAGCGCAGATGTACTACGAGCCGTTGCCGAGCGAAGCAAGGCTTACGGATCGTGTATGCCGACTTTAGTCGGCTGTAGCGCGTGACGCGCTCCCCTCTCCACAATTTCATTTTTCCATTATCGGGGTGTAGCGCAGATGGTAGCGCGCTTGGTTCGGGACCAAGAGGCCCGGAGTTCAAATCTCCGCACTCCGACCACATGAAAACGCCGAAGCCGCAAGGCTTTCGGCGTTTTTGTTTTCTCCGGGAGATCAACAGCGCGGCAATTATTACCCCTGAGATTACCCCTTGACGAAAAATCGCGGGCCCTGTTCGGGTCCGCGGTTTTCGTTTTATTCTTTGTTTTCCGGCGCTTCGTCGGGCGGCTTGTCATCCCCGCCCTGGCTGGCGTCCAGCGCGCCTTTATACATCGCAAGCATTTTCTTGAGCCACGTCGGCAGGATCGCGCCGAGCTTCCCGGCGTTTTCCAAGATGCTGCCCAGCTCGGTGATGATGTACCACAGCAGCACGATCGGCGTCACAGCCGAGGTGTAAGTAAAGGGCAGCGCGACCGGTGCCGAGGCAATAATAACGCCGAGGGCTATGTCACAGAGAGCCGCGACCAGCACGGCCACGATCTCGCCGAGCTTACGCCACAAGCCCTGGCGAGCGATCGCGGAGGACCACTCCCCGTTCTTCCTCGCCGCTGCGCTCCCGGAGATATAGTCCAGCAGCACGCAAAACAGCCAGATCATCACCGTCCAGCCGATCCAGCCCCACAGGGCCGTGAAGAAGGCCAGGATCGCGGCGATCGCGCCTTTGATTTCTTTCGCTTTTTCGGGTGTGTTCATTTTTTCACTCCTCCGTCTTTTTGTTTTTGTAGTTCCACATGGCTTTGAAGCTCTCTCCGCCCCACTCGCCGTCGACGCCGATCCCGGCCGCGGTCTGGAACGCCTTGAGCGCTGCAAAGGTCTTGTCGCCGAACTTGCCGTCGACGTCGCCAGGATCAAATCCGTTCGCCTTGAGCAGCTGCTGCATGTGCTCCACCTGCGGCCCATAGTTGCCGATCTTGAGCAGCGCGACCGGCACCTGGTAGGTGTAGGGGAAATAGCTGTGATCAGGCTCTTCGGGCTCGTCCGATCCGCCGGAGGGATCATCCGGGACGTCGCTGCCGTCCAGGATCGACCAGCACGGCCGGCCGTAGCCGGCAATGTAGCCGGAGCCGATCGAGTAAGTGTTGCGCCGGACGGCGTCGGAGCTGTTGCCCTCGACGGTCGTGACGATGCCGCTCGTGACGGCCACCACGATGCCGGTGTGATTGATCCCGCCGCCGACGTTGAAAAAGACCTGGTCTCCGACCTCCGGCGACGTGCGCCAGAAGCCGGCGGCTTTGTAAAAGTTGGCCGAGGCCGAGCAGAGCGCCGAGAAGCTGCCCTTCGGCTGGAACGTGAGCCGCGAGGCGAGATCCAGCCCGAAGCACTCGATGAAGCCCACGTCGACAAAGATATCGCACCAGGGCTGATTCTGGGCGTTCCAGCCGCCCGCCTCGGTCCATTTTTCCGCGTACTTGTTCCAGTTGTTCGCGCCCTCGGTCGTGCCGACCTGCGCGTTGCACCAGGCGACAAGCCGCGCTTTCGCTTCTTGAATGGTCATTATCCATCAGCCTCCGGGTTGACAGGAACAAGGATGATATTCCCGTTTTCGTCTTTCTGGACGGTGTGGGTCACGTCGCCGCCCGCGCCGGAGAGGATGACCCATCCGTCAATCTTGCCGGGGGAAAGAGCGGTAGCCGCACGGCCTCCGTCATAGCGGCAGTAACGGAGATGGCCCTCTTTGACGATGTCATACAGAACGGTCTGCCCCTTTGCGGTAGACATTCCCGATTTCCATACGACAACACCCGCAGATTCAAGGACTTCGATGCGGCGTTCAAGGTCTGCGAGGACGGCAACAAGGTCGATTTCCTTGCTATCGTCCGCGTGTTCGGCAGCGAGGTTGAGGAGTTCAACCTTCTGCTCCTCGGAGAGAGAGCCGCGAACGTAGTGCCGCTCGATGGTCTTTTCCATAGCTTCAAGGCGATAGCCGCCTGCGGTGATAAGGGATTTGATAAAGTCGTACATGGTAGTACCTCCTTAACTCATAGCCGCAACAGCGGCTGCGATTTTCTTTGCGATATACAGCGTCGGATCTGCGAGGTACTCGACGGTGACGCTACCGGCATCGCTCCAGACATAGTTCTGGCCAAGCAGTGAAACGATGCCCGTCACCGCCTCGAGTTGGTATTCTTGCGGGGCGTCGATTTCGCACACGCACACGATCGGCGTGCCGGCCGCTGCCTGCTCGCCGCAATATGTCTGCCACGCGGCTTTCGTCGCAAATGGGGTGTTAAAAACGACGTTCGGTCCGGTGGAAACGTAAACGGTCCCGAGCTTCGAAGAAGATGCCGACGGTTTGAAGTGCGAACAGAAAAAATTAGTCTGGCTTTTTACGATTCCGGCTGAATCATCATTGTTGAGGAGGTAGCGGCCAGAGACCGAGGACGACACAAGCCATTCTGTTGCTGCCGAGAGCTCAATGAGTTTATGCGTTGCTGTCAGCTTTCCGGTCGTTGCATTCAAAATGCCTGCGAAGATCTCGCCAGCTTCCGACTCCCAGGCCACAGGATAAACAGCTGCGCTGGCCACATCATGTGATGCAGCAACAAACACTTCTAGCCCAGTCCTGCCGGAAATCGGGCAAATATTCTCGTACGGAACGTAGCTATCATCAGACTCAGAGGCGGCGCGAATCATCGGATAAAATGTCAGATTATCAATCACCGTGCCGCTGTTGATACGGACATATACAGACATCTGCGTATCTGCCGCGCCTTTTGTGAAGCTCGCGCTGCTGCCTGTGTCTGTCGCAAATCGTCCGCCGTTGTTGATGTTGCCTACAATTCTGTATTTTGATCCGCTGCCGCCGGTAGGGCAGCCGGTGAGGATGTAATCTCCGTCGGGAAGCTTGTCAAACCAGTCGTTTGTGCTGATATAGGCAACCTGAATGTTAAAAGTTGAGGTCGCTGTACCATCAAGTGTCAAGGATCCGTCATCGTTGAGCGTACGCGTGATGCCGTAAGAGGTACCGCTTGTTGCAATGTTCGGCAGTTTGTTTTTTCCAGCGCCGCCGATCCAGGCCGCGCCATAGCCGCGAAGGTTCTGCACGGGGACGATGTTGGCGGTCAGGCTGTTTACCGGCACCCCATCTCCGCCATCCGAAAAGACAGCAGGCACGCCTGTGGCGGTGTCGTGAGGCATGACCTTCCTGTACTCGCTTGGATCAAACTTTCCCGGAGGACCAGAAGGCCCCGGGATACAGTTCTTCCCCATGTCAAAAGAGGGCTTGCATTCCCGCATACCGAACGAATCGGTCTGCGATCTCATTTTGAACGTATCACATGCGCCGCTCATGATAGCACCTCATCGTTCAAAGCAGGATAAACCTGGATCGGCCAGATCTCGGAGCCCGGCGCGTCATAAGTGGATCTGTAGGCGCGCAGCTGCATCACCGCATAATCCTCTGTCGAGAACAAACGTGTGTCGTCCTGCGATAGTTGGACGAGGACTCCGTCCTCCGTTGCTTCAAGATCTTCCTTGTTCTTTTCGACGAGGATCTTCCCGTTCTGTGAAAAAGTGACGAGAATCTTCGAATAATCCGACGCCGGCACAGGCATCAGAATTTCGCAAGTATATGAACAAGCGCGAATCATTGTTGCCATTGGTTTTACCTCCGTTCTGTTGCTCTGAGCCTGTGGCTCTTGTTGATGACAGTCGTATAATCAGACGACTCGCCCCAGGATCACATAGGTGCCGCTGATCTTTACGACAAGCACGCGGTGCCCGGCGGTCGGGGAATATGACGCCAGGTGGCGGTAGTATTTCTGCGTCGCGGTCGTTTCACCGTCGAACGTCAGAGACGCTCGACCGGAAGAGACGGCTGCGACCGTCGCGAGATAAAACTCCGGGCTTTTGTTTTCTCCCGCCTTTTGCGGCGTTACAAAGATCTCATTCAAGCGCGATCACCACCCTCTCAAGTCGGTGGCTCATTGTTCCGCCGACCTGCAGCTGCATGGACCAGCCGCGCTCGATGCAAAGCGCTGAGATCTCGCCATAGTGCAGCGCGACGACGTCGGCCACGCCGAAGCCCGGCAGCAGCGCCGTCTTGACGTTGATCGTCTCGCCGGTGATCAGGCTCTCATTGCGCAGCCTGTCGGCGTATGCTTGCAGCTCCTCCTGCGAGGCGATATTGTCCATGCGCTGCACGGAGACGATCCGCCGGCCTCGCCGCGGGATCGAAAGCGGGCTCTGCGGGTTGTCGTTTTCAGACGTGGCCACCATCGGCCCGGTTTTGTCCGCGTTGGAGACGATGCAGCGGAACACGTTCGGCGCCTGGTAGACGTCGGTCTCCCGGGAGATCTCCGGCAGCAGCAGGCTACAGATGTTGTCGCTGTCGAGCGTGTGCTTGATGTTGGCCGCCGTGGGCACGCTCGCAGGCTCGAGGATCCCGATGCCCTGGGCGTTGAACCACAGCGGGTTATAGTTGATTTCTGCCAGCAGATCGTTGACGATCGTCAGCAGCGACGTGCCGACGTCCCAGTCCTCCCGGTCCTCGGAGAACGTCGCGGCGTTCGGCGTTGCGATCACGTTCGCGATCCCGGCCGACGTCAGCAGCTGCCGGATCTTCTCAATGTAATTCGTGCCGGCGGCAAAGAACAGCCGGTCCTCGGTGTAGTTGTCGCGCACGAGCCAGCAGCGGTCGTAAGCCTCGACCTGCACGCTGCGCGTGCTCTCGTCCTCGCTTGGCGTTACCGTCGCCGGCAGATACACGCCCAGAGGGGACTTGACCCCGTCGATCACGAGCTCCGGGCGGATCTGATCCGTCAGCCAGTTGATCGAGTCGTCGGCGCCGAACGATCCGGAAAAGCTCATTTTGATCTCCGCGCTCTCGTTCATCATCAGGATCGGCACGCTGTTTCGGATCGGGTGGAGCTCGGTATAGTCTGCGCCGTTGCGAACGACGATGTAATGAAAATCAACCGTTCGCGTCATCGACATAGTCCTCCCATTGAATCTGCTCGAGCGTGAACTGGCACGCCTGGTAGAACGTGTTGACGACCGACGTGATCGATGTGATTGCGCCGATCAGGACCTTGCCGTCCTTGCTCTTGAGGATCACGACCTGGCCGCGCATCCTATAGAATTTTTCAGCGTCCTGCGCGCACAGGAAGGCCGCGTCATACGCGCCGCTCAGATCCTCATAGGGCGACAGCTCCAGCACCGGGAACGTCGCGCCAGCGATGTGCCGCAGGCTGTGCGTTTTCGTCCAGGTGAAGCTCTGCTGCGTCATGCTCCGCTCGCTGTATCGAAGCGGCAGCCACTCGCCGCCGGACAGAAGCGCGATCAGCGGGCGCCTCGTGCACATTCTGCCCTCGACGGTGTTGCTGCGCGAATAGTTGCCGGAGGGCAGCCGGTTGATCACATAATAGCTGTGTGCTCCGAGAACGAAACGATCCGTGAACCGATCGCCGGCCGTGTGCCCGATTTGGGCACCGTCCCGGAAGATCAGAAAATCAGCCGTAAGATCTGCCGAGATCCAGGAGAGCGCGGCGTCAACGGTGAACGTGCCATCAAGCTCAATCTCCTCGCCCGGGTCGTTTGTGATGCTGAAGCTCGCCTCGCCGTACTGCGACCATAGGCCGTAAGCGTTTTGCACGCGAACGCGGGCGACGTGGCTGCCGTCCTCCAGCGGCGTCTGCAGCTGGTACTGCCTGCCGTAGCCGAAGAACGTGCCGAGCAGCACGCCGTCCAGCTCGAGCTGATAGGCTTCCTGCCCGGTGCTCTGCCAGGTGATCGTCGCAAACGGAACAGCGTCAGACTGCACGTAAGGCGCCGGCGGCGCCGCAAACGCGATGAAGGACGCCTCAGCCCACGGGCCGGCCACGTCGTCGATGTTATACGCGCGCACGCGCCAGGTGATCTGTCCGGCTGTGAACGTGTTAGCCGGAGCGACGTATTCCGTCCCAGATCCCTGGACCGTCGCCAGCGCGGACCAGCTTGTCCCGCCGTTGATCGAATACTGCAGCTCCGACGAGCTGGGCGCGTTCCCGTAGTCGTTGTTGGTTGTCCAGGAAAAAGAGATCTCTGCGGATCCGTCCTCCACCGTGCTAATCGGTCCACTCGGGATCGCATAGGTCGTAGTGTCCGTCGTGGTAAACGTGGCGACCGCACTCTCGACCAGCGTGCCGGATTCGTCTGCAGCTGAGACCTTCCACTCGATCGTCCCGGACGGCAGCGTTTCCGCCGGCAGATCGATATAGTTGTTTCCGGCCGTCCCGTTCACGACGTTCCACGCCGTGCTTCCGTTCACGCGCCAGCCCAAAACCGGGGCGACGCTCTGGCTGGGCGAAAAGTCCCCTACACAGGCGAGCGCGTTCAGATTTTTGAGCGTCCACGAGAAGCGAATGACCTGGTGAGGGTTTGCGTATTCGTCAACAGGGCTTTGAGCCACCGGCGAGCCGTGAAGCTCGTCGCCGTATTCGATCTCCAAATACGGGAAATTGTCGCCAGTGAGATTGACGACCGCGCTCGGGTTCGACGTGATAGTGGTTGATGCTATGTCCTTTGGCCAGATTGTCTGCGCCCGCAGCATGGAAGCGCCGGCGGCGCTCTTCTCTGCTGCAGATCCATCGGGCTCAAACACCGAGGAGAGATTCCAGCCGGAGCTCCCGGAGGGGAAGGGGTAGAGATAGCAGTTTACAGGCGCCTCAAAGTCCTGCGCCGGTTTGGTGTTATACGAAACAGCCTGCGGGTCAAAGTCAGAATCAGAGGCGCCGAAGCTGCTCGCGATATAGGTGCCGTTCCGGCTTGCAAAGTAGAAATGAGGCTTAACGCTGAGGATCGCCTTGTGTTTGAGGCTCGCGTTGTTTTCAATCCGCTCAAACCCGAGCAAGAGGGCGGTGTCCCTTTTATAGATCAGGTTCTGGCTGTCCTGGCCGGTGATGCGCGAATCCGGAGAAGCGGAGTCGACAAAGGCGTATTTCACCATCGGGCAGTTATAGGTTGCCATTTACTTCATCCTCCCTCTCACTCGCGCAGTCCGGGCGATCTCGACGATATCGTTGAACTCGCGCACGTTCTTCGAGTCGATCGTGATGTAATACGTGTCGCCGCCGAGTCCGCGCGTGTCCTGGGCGTTCAGGATCTGCGTCCCTCGCGGCAGGATCGCGGCCTCCGCGCCGTTTTCGCTCAGATAGGTCAAGCCGCCGCGCCAGTTCTGATCGCCCGAGGCGTTTCCGGGCACATAGTTACCGGAATAGAGCCCCGTGGTCGGATCATAGCTCCAGCCCTCATAGGTCGAGCGGCCGCTGAACCCGGCCGAGCCCTGGTCCCAGCGCTGCATGTTGGAATACTGGCCATACTGTGCGTTCAGACCGAGCGCCGTGTTGAACCGCTGCCGCCCGGAGGCGGTGAAGCCCGTAAGCAATCCGATCGCGGCGTTTCCCACATCGGCGATCAGAGCAAAGACGCCGGCGATCGCGTGCAGAACCGTGTAAAGCGGCTGCAGCTCGGCCGTCAGTCCCGGCGTAATGCCGAGAAGAGCCGCCAGCGGCTCCAGGAGCCCCGTCAGCGACGCGAGGATCTCCGCCAGGCCCTGGATCAGCCCGGAGCGCGCAAGCGTGTCTCCGGCCGCTTTCGTGACGTTTGCGAAGGTTTCCATCGCCGCCTTCGACGCCGGCGCGAATTGCACGGCAAGCTCTTTCTTTGTCGCGTCGATCTGCAGCTCCAGCTGCTGGTAGGCGTCGTCAACTTCGCCGAGTTTTTTCAGCTGGCTCTCATCAAGCACATACCCCGCGGCCTCCGCTTCGGCTGCATACTCTTTCATGGCATTACTGCCCTGCAGGATAAGCGGGTTGAGCTCCTGGGCGCTCTTGCCCAGCAGCTCCATCGCCGCGGCGTCGCGCTCGGTCGGATTTTCGATCTGGCCGAGCGCGTCGATTATCTCATAAAACACGCTCTCGACGTCACGCAGCTGGCCGGTCGTCCCGTCCTGGATCGCGACGCCCAGCGAGGCAAAGCTCGCAGCCATCGCTTCGTTGCCGTCACGTGCCTGGTCCATGTTTCGCGTCAGGCGCGTCAGCGTGCCGGTGATCGTAGAATAGGAGACGTCGATTAGGTTCTCAGCGTATTTCAGCTGCTGGATCGTCCGGGTGCTCAGTCCGGTCGTCATCGACTCTGTCAGGATCTCGTCGACGTCGGCCGCGGCCTGCTTCGTGATGTCGTGCAGCTCAGAGACGACCTTCGCCAGCGCGGCGACGCCGGCGGCTGCCGTGGTCATGGCGAGCACGGTCCCGGCTGAAAAGCCCTGCATGTTATCCAGAGCCTTTTTGAGGCCATCAGGAAGCCGCACACCGAACTTTCCGGCCACCTGGTCCACCGTGTCTCCGACGCTGACAAGACTCTCGTTTTCGGCCTTGAGCTGGCCGTCGTTGGCCTTGAGCGCCTCGTTGTTCTCCTCGATCGCGTGCTCGAGGTTATATTGCGCCGCCTCGGCGTCGTTCAGCTTGACGGCCCACGCCTGCGTGCGGCTGTCCGCCTCGCCGTATTGCTGCGCGGCATTGTTCAGCGCCTGGCGTAGTGTTTCGACCTTGTCCTTTTGCTGCAGCAGCTGCCGCTCCAGGACCTCGCCGCGCTTGGTCAAGTATTCCGTGCTCTCGGCGTTGCCCTTGTACTCGGCCTGCAGCTTGCGCATTTCAGACGCCAGGACGCGGTTGCCGTTGTTCAGCTCACCCAGGGCGGCTTTGTATTCGCGCTCGCCGTCGATCTCGACGCGGGCGCTTACTTTTCTAACAGCCATCAGGCACCTCCTCCCATGAGGAACTCATAAAGGCTCTTCTTTTCCTTGGGCGGATCCGGCAGCGGCGCCGGTTCTTTTCTGCCGGCTGCAGCCATCGAGAACCAAGCGTCGTACAGCGCGTGCAGCCTGGCCGGATTCATCCGGCGCCAGAACGTCTGCTCGTCCATGTGGAAAGCGAAAAGCCAGATAGAGAGATAGCGGGCGAAGTCGATCTCCGCCCGCTCGGTCAGTTTCCCGGGTCGTCGGGATCCGGCTCGGATTCTTTTGCGTTCTTCGGCGCCACGGCCGCCGTCACCAGCGCGAAGATCTGCATCATCGGGATATCTTCGCGCCGGAGCTTCCGGCCCAGCTTGCGCCGCGTGAAGCGCTCAGGCAGCACCGTCTCGCCGGTGTAAGGATCCGGCTCGAACCAGCCCTGCTCGTCGGCGTAATCGTTCATCATGGCCGCCAGAAACTCCAGCACGCTGCGCAGCGTGCCGCGTCCGGAGAGAGCCGGCGCAATATTGCCGCCGTAGGCGTCCTGTACGTCCGCCAGGACGTTCATATTGCACCGGAGGGTATAGTTGCGCCCCTCGAACGAAAAAGGGGCGCTTTCCAGTCTCAGATCGCTCATGTGGTCGGCAGCGGGCCGATCGCGTCGTCAAGCCACGCGAGCGCCGCGTTTTCGTCGTCGACGATCGCGATCTCGATCATGTCCTGGTTGCTCGTGTCGTCGGCCATGAACTCGCCGCTCGTGTTCGGCGTGTCGAACTGGATGTTCTCGCTCGCCGTGCGCAGCGACATGGACGGAGGGCCGAACAAACATTTCGAGATCTTGACGCAGGTAAACTTCAAGGCTCCGTCGATCATATCGGGCGCATAGAGGCCCACGCCGACGTACTGGCTGCGGCTCAGTGCACCGACCGCAAGCCCGGCGACAGACGCCTGTGTGGCCTCACCGCCGGCTACGGGCGTGTAGGAAACGCTGCGCGCGTTCTCACGCGAGCCGAAAAGCAGCTTCTGCGCCGCGGCATAGATATACTTCACGCCGAGCGAGATCGAACCGCCGACGGCCTTCTTGACATACTCGGCCAGCGCGCTCTCTGCGTACAGACGGCCCTCGGCGTATCTCAGCTCGAGCGTCGCCGTCATGGCGTCGCCGACCTTCTGCACACCCGTGTAGGTGACGACGCCGTTTGTGTTCACATATTTGCCGGCGCGGATCCCGCGCAGATCAAACTTAGGCATTGGGTGTTCCTCCTATTTTTCAAATTCTTTCTCGATCCAGTCCCCGACGATTTTCTCGCCGGGGGCTGCGATCTGTTCCTCGTACTGGATCATGGCCTTTCCGATAAAAGGCCGGGCGTCCTGGGTCCGGGAACCGTACTCATTGATGAAAGCGATCTCCGCGTTTCTCGTGCGTGTGTTTCCGCGCGTTCGGGAGCCGGAGAACGTGATATCCTCATACCCTCCGAACGAGGTAATTTTCGCCTTTGTCGGCTTGATTTTGTCCAGGATATGGACCGTGCTTTCCGGATCGCGGACGCCCATCGCCTCGCCGCTCTGCTTGATCTTCTCGGCGGCGACCTGAGCCATCGCGTCCAGCGCGTCGGCCGTCACGTCGTCCGGGATATCGGAGATCCGGCGGAAAGCGTCGTCGAGATCCTCGAAGCCCAGCAGCTCAAGTGAAGCCATAGGCAGCCCCCGCATTCGCATATTCACACTCGAAGATCCAGCACTGCCCCTGCTTGTCGTGCGCCGGTGTGATTGACGGGGTCGTAAACCCGGCGCGGATCAGAGCCTGGCTGATGCCGATCTTCTTTGGGTTCGGATTGTGGCCCGTGGGGCAAAAGTACCGGACGAGGACGAGCTGGCGCGCCGCATGAGCAAAGCCTTCGGCATGCACTTCCGGGATCGTCTGGACATTCCAGCAGGCGTATTCGAGGCTCTTCCCGCGATAAGTGCCGGGAACAGCATCATCCCCGAACAAAGGGAAAAGCGCATCCCGCAGAGCGGTGTCGGTATCTTTCAATGGACTACCTCCTCGAGGATCAGGAAGATCGTGCCGTAGCCGGAAGGATAGTGCCGCAGCACGGAATACCTTGTCCCGCCATATTCGGCGATATCTTCCTTCTGGTAATCCTCCGGCCAGATCTCAACGGTGGCCGACGCCTTCTTGCCTGCCTTCAGGCTCTCGTAAAACTCGCCGCGGGAGACGCCGTCGTAGAAGTTGCAGTCGATCGTGCGGGAACTCTCCGTGGGCGTTTCGAAGCCCTGGTCGTCCTTCTGGGAGATCACGCTGATCAGCGTCAGCGTGTCCATCCACGGAGTGTTGTTTGATTTGGAGAGATACGATCGGTTATTCATGAGCGTCCTCCTGCGCAGCGTAGTCGCCGGAGAGAGCCATCGCGTTGGCCATATATTCGAACGCCGAGAAATAGCGTTCGGCCTCGCCCTGGAAGTTGAAGAAGAACCGGCAATACAGTTTGATACACTGCGCAGTTGCCGGATCTGCCTCATCGATCACGTTAACGCCGATCTGCTTCATCCGGGTTTCTGCAGTAAGAATAGCTCCCGCAATATCTGCATTTTTTTCATCACTGCGGATATGCAGATCCCTCTTTACAGAATCCGTCAAACTTGTTGCCATAGCAGCCTCCAATCTTCCTACAACAGGGAGCCGGAGCCGGCTCCCCGTCTCGAATCAGCAGAATTAGGTCGCGGCGGCGAACTTGCCGTAGAAGCCGCCCTTCGGGTCCTTCACGCCGGCGTCGGTGAGAGCGTAAGCGGTTCTCACTTCGTTCGCGGTCTTAGCTTCGACCGTCGAGAAGATGTACAGCTCGTCGTACTCGTTGACCGTCATCTGGTCCTGAGCAAAGATGAAGAACTCATCATCCGCAAGCTGAGGATCTTCCTTGACCTTGGCGCCGTACACACGGCCGGCCACGGTGGGATCATCCATGCCGCTCGGGATGAACAGGCGATGACC